TGAGAGTACAAAGCATTCTCATCTATGTCAGCTTGATATTTGTCTCGCAGGGTGTTCATTTCCTTCTGCAAATTTTGCTGTCTGTTTAAGCGATCTTGTTCTTCAATGGCCGATTCAAGTCGTCTAAGTCTGGTTTCTTCTGGGTCCAGTTCTTCCATTTCCTCTTCGGGAACGGATACTTGGTTGCCCATTCTGATCCCAAACGCATCAGCTAAAGCTGACACGGCACTTTCGGGATTAGACTCCAGCGCTTGGACGATTGCCTCACCTTGAGCCAATCTTTCGCGTTCAGTTGCCAACTCTTGCGTTTTACGTGTGTAATCCGCTTGGCGTTGGTAGCCATTAATAAGCTCGGTTTGCGACACATCCATTTGTTCACCGTCAACGGTGACCGTATAAGAAGGGCCGCTATCTTCGCTAATTGTGCTCGGGTTACTGGTATCCAGTCCCAAGGCTGTGTTTTCATCCATCAGGAATCCTTTCGGGTGTTCCTATATGACACATGGAAGTGTCCCATTACATGTTAGGCAACTCTATACCCATTTGGTTCTGGAGTTGACTTATCAATTCGGGTGGTACTCCACCTGTGCCTTCAAAGACTTGTTCGGGGATTGGTCCTGGCCCCATGCCTCCTTGTGACATTGGAGGTACACCGAACGGATCGGCTACCCCCCCAGATTCCTCTTGTGCCACTTGGGCATCAACAGGTGTTTGTTGTTGAATCATGTAACGGTCAGGATCATTAATCCCAAACCCATAAGACAACACATGTTTGGCTATTTCCGCAGGATCGACAACAGTGCCAATCAGCGGAGCCATAGCGTTCAATAAAGAAATTGCTTGCTGCCTTCTAGCCGTTTCGTTAAACGGTTGCGTAGAACCGCCTTCAACAGAGAAATCGAACTCTCCAACAATGTCATCACGGCTGTAAGCGACAAAATATTTTTGGTCATCTTTGCCTGTGATACGCACCATTTGGGCATCAGTCATGTACTGCATCATCAGTTGCATAACCATACGTGCAACTTCTGAAATAGAAATTTCTACAATCGCCAGTTTGTCTGCCGCACGAGCATTGCCTGCATCAACAATGATGCTGGCCTCTGTAGCTGTACGACGAGTTTCTGGCATCTGTCCACGGGCATATTCAGATACACCGCTTACAGTGTTTATGTCTCCTTCGATAACATTGGAGTGGTTGTACATTTCGGGAGCAAGAGGGACTTGCGGTAATGGTTGGACCACTCCCGCAAGATCACGGTTCTCGTCGATAACAGGAACAAAACGTCCATCTTCATCAGATTCCAATGCTTCACGGCCTTCAGGCCCAAATGAACGCTCGTGATAAAGATACTTTCGTGCGTACCGTTTCCTGTGGTTCACCATTTGAGAACGAGTTTTGTTTAGTTCCTCTTGAAGCGATTCGATAGCTTCAAGGTCACCCATTGGGTAGAACACGTCAGGAACGTCATAGTTCCGCATCATCACAAACGGATGACCGAAATGGTATGGCATTTCAGTTGGGTCCAGCAGGTAGTCGTCGCCACCTTCTGAACAAACAGAGATTGTGCCATCTTCAAGATCATAAAATTCGTACAAGGTAACTCGTGCAGTTACTTCGTTGTACTGTTCACGTTCGTTATCGCCATCCCAGCGGTAACGAACACCAGAGTCAGCGACCAGGTTTTGTCGAACTGATCGCTTAAACCTTTTGTCTCGTTTTACTTCTGCAAGTGGACGCACGATACGTTGGGCAATCCAACGGGCATCATCAAGACATGTCGCTTCTGGATCTATAAGCATGTCAAACGGGCTAATCCGTTCCACAAACGCTTGATCCTCTACAACTTCCATCTTTTTAGAAGGAATAGCGTCCATCACATCTTGATCTGATGGAAGATCATTCATCATTTCAGGGTTATCGTAAGCAAACTGATCGACTTCGAGAGTAGCTGCATTGTATTCAGCAGCCATCTCAGCGGGAGTCAAATCTCTTTCTTGTTCCACGAACCGCCAACCGACTTTAAGCCAGCCGTGGCCCACGATAAGAAAATCTTTGACTGCCCGCCGAAATGGTTTCCGATAGTCGTGATGTCTCCACAGATAATTAATTACTGCCTCAACAAAGACGGCTCGTGATTCGTCACCCTCTTTGTTTGCTGTAACAGTAATTGTTGGATGGTTTACCGCAACGCTCGGGGCAATGACATTAACGGTTGAGAAAGCCATATTGACAGAAATTCGGTCATAACCGACATTTCCTTCATAACCCCCACCAGCACCAGGAAATGTTTTGCCTCTATAAAGGTCAATCATCCGATGCCACTTAGCGTCGTAGCCTTCTTCGCTACGCCACCTGTACGTGTTATCTATTCTCTCTTTTGTTTGAGAATATCTGTCGGCTTTCGTCATCCGTGCCATATCTATACCCAGCGTCGCCCTTGATAAATGGGTTCATGCCCAGCAGCACGAGCCTCTGAAATGATTTTCTTCTCTCGTTCCCTAACAGTTAGGTCACGATCTTCTGGTGGCAACATGTTGCGCATCGTTTCGCCTCTAGCAACCGTTACCGATTTGAGGCGTAAACGACGCTCCCAAAGTTCTTTAAGTTCCTCTAACGGAACTTCCCCACGACGTGCAATAACGTATTGGGTGAACTCTTCAAAGGTCGCCCCATCTGGGATGACCGCCATACTCAGGTGCTTTTAACAGCGCCATCAGGCTGAGGAAGTTCAGTACCAGGTGCTACTCGACCTGTAACTCCATGCTGATTCAAAGGAGTTTCGCGAACTCGCATACCTGCACCCTTGTCACCAGGATGAGCTTCGTTCATAGCTCCCGTGAAACGAGGTTTGTTTGGTTGAGAACCACCCTCAGCAGGAGGTCCATTGTAAAGCTGTGCATGGTTGATGCGCATTGTTTCGCCCATCCCTGATGCATTATATTTTCGGTTGTTAGCCATTATCGGCCACTCCAATCATAGAGACATGTCTAAGACATATTTAAGCTGTCCCACGTAACGTGTTCAAGCCAATCGTATCGCTTACAGTTTGATGTTTGTTGGCTTGTCTCATCCACCAATCAAAAGTATATGTATCATCTACCTGTTGAACATACTCAGGTATAAACGCATACTTGCGCATTTGATTAGCTAACGCCAACGCCATCACACGGTCATCGTGCGGAGAACCCGACATGCCACCACGCTCATTACGCACATAAGTACGCAACTCAGCAATCGTATGCTGGTCCTTCAAAACCAGTTCGTCGTTACGTAAAGCCATAGACAAATCGTCAATCATTAACGGCTTAGAAGTACGAGTAGTTTTCCACCCAAACTCCTGAGACATACGATCCGTCTGACTATTTAACGACCTACGACGAAACATGTTCGGATAACCCAACTGACGTAACTGAGTAATAGTCGTCAACCCGTGGTTATTGGATTCCACACAACACAAAGCATTGCCATACCAAATTCCAAGGTTATGTACTTCATATGCCAACTCATCAGGCGGGATATGGCCGTGCCATACCGCCACCTGCGTACCTTCTTTCGCATCCAATACCTGAATACACGAATAGTCACCATGACCTAAACCCTCAGCCGTGTCCACGCCAAGGACGTATCCGCTCCACCGCTCTGGTTCCTGCCACACCGTCAGCATCTAAACTCCAAAACTCTTGGCTGGATCTCGTGAAGATACCCGTAACGGCCAGCTTCCACATGCATTTGCATAGCATCAAGCACATCCAAATCAAACACAGGGTTTCCCGAACGAATAAAAGCCTCTTCGGGGGTCGTCGGGTACTCCTGAGCCAACTGCCACGGCAACATCGAATCCCGTTTCGCCTGATACCAAGAGTCATCCCTATCCTCCGTAGCAGACCAAGGAAAAAACATGGGAGAAAACTTGTTATTCCCCGTCGTAGAACCAGTCCACAAATGATGATAAAAGTTTCCAGACCCATTAGCCGTACTTAAACCAATAATACGGCCCCCCACGTCAGCAACAGGCTCAATAGAAGCCCACGCTTCCTCCGCATTAGGCAAGAAAGCCCACTCATCAACCACAATCAGCGTCGCAGACTCGCCACGAGCAGGATCAGACGCAGACGGCATAGAAGTAATCTGCGATCCATTATCAAACGCCATACGCTGCTGATGCTCAACCAACGACTTAGGGCCACGATCCAACATCCAATTCGGCAAATGCTTATGCCCATACTTCGTTTTACGCAGCAACAACACCGCTTCACGCTCAGTACGAGACAAATCAATAATGTTCTGGTCAGGATGAAAAAACGCCAACCAAAACTGGTGAGCCGACACCAAAGTCGTCCACCCAATCTGCCTCGCCTTTAACGTAAGCGAATATCTATTATCTGCCCACTCTTCGAGAGCTTTCGCCTGAGCCTCACGTAAAGCAAAAAGAATACGCCCGTGAGCAGGGTGAGCAATGTGCCAAAAATTCTGTAAAAAATATTTCTCGCTCCTAACACACTTCCGCCACTCCACCTCTTGGCGCAACTCCGTCAAACGACTCACAACTCAACAACCCATACTCTTCCGCAACTGCTCCCAAACCGACCATTGCTGCTCAGTCCACGTATGTTCAATCGTAGACATCAACTGTGAACACTGAGGCCCAAAAGAAGAACCCCCACCAACATACTCCGTTTCAATCCGAACAGGTTCAGGATCATCATCCGACCACAACATCGTCACACCGCTGACAGCCGCAATCAACGCAACCACAGCAGCAGTAATCGCTGCAACAATCTTCTTGATCGCATCCGACCAAATCGACGCTCTCTCCGCAACATCCTCTATTTCCACCACAACCCCCTATTGACAAGACTCACACACCTCAGGATTATCCAAACCACACTCCAACGGTTCATCATCCAAAAAAGGATCAGTCAACAAATCAGGGCGCTCCCCCATCGCCTCCAACTGCATCCACATCCCATCATCACGCAAATCCTGCAACTCCACTACTTCTTCCTCTTATTAGTAACCTTTTTGCCAGTACGCTTCGCCTGCTTCGCAGCCGCAGCACGCCCCTTAGGCGTATACGAATAATGTTTCTTACCAACCTTAGGCATCGTCCAAACCACCTTTAATTAAACGCAAAGAAGCCACTTCTTCTTCCAACAACGAAGCAAGCTCGTCATCACTAAAAGACTCAACGTCCCGCTCATCTTCCATAACCACCTTACGCTTCGGAGTGAACTTCTCAATGTATTGCAAATACAAAGAAGCAGCCTTCACATCACCACTGGCAGCCTGCTGCCATAAAGCATCTATGACGCTCTGAACCCGTTCAGGGTTGATGTTCAGTTCTGCTGCACGACGATCCCACTCACGGATAAACCGTGGATCACGTTTTATGCGGCGAACAGAATCCTGATGGATTTCCTGTTC